GGCATGATATCGCGCAAATTTCGTAACTTGTTGACACGATGCTACTTATACCCCCTATGACCGATGAATTTTGGTTCCATGCGTTGGCACGAAATTTGCGAGATTGAACACCCTTGTCACAGAAGTTTTTATATGAGTTTTTATATTTTATATGATTCCTCTTAGAGTCTCATACTTGTATGATTCCGGTTATTTTATGTATATTAGATTCTATCGCTGTAGGAGCCGTCAAGGGGTCGGGACGGGCTGAGGGTCGGTCTGGCGACTCGCGTTTAACCTGAGTCGATTCTGTGGCTTGGGAGGGCATTCTAGTGCCTGTCGGCAGTTGACAAGGAGGCAGGGCCGGTGTATAATACAAGCATTCGCAGGTAAGGATTATCATATTTCATATCCGAAGTATAACTATCGGTGTATCATATGCCTCTAGGGATTGTTTCTGAAAAGGACTTCGAGAAAGAGATTGGGAACTGTGTCCCTGTCGGCAATAGTATTCCCATTTCTGGCGAAGTAATTAATCCTAAGCCATTAGGTCGTGGTAATGGTAAGTCGAATGTTCCTGATTCTATTAGAAAAATCATAGGAGAGGAATTTGCGATAGAAGGCCGCGCCGCCGGTGTCGAAATGGCCGAGGCATTAGGACTTTCCCACCAATCAGCAGAAGCGTATGGCAATGGCACTAATAGCCTAGCCACATACAACAAGCCCACCTCAGTTCGTGACCACATTAATAATCGAAAAGAAAAGATTGCTAAGAGAGCTTCTAGTAAGCTCTATAAGGCATTAGATAGTATTACTGACGATAAGTTAGTCTTAGCTAAAGCCTCCGATTTATCTGCTATCGCTAGGAACTTGTCAGGCGTAATCAAAGATATGGAACCTGATGACAAGGGTAAGGACACTAATGGTCCTAATATCCAATTCATCATGTATGCGCCTAAGCTTTTATCTGAAGATAAATTCCCCGTCATGCAGGTGAATGAGTAACATGCCTACACAATTACTCTCAATTGGTTATGCTCAGCCTATATTACAAAACGTAATATATGCATTACCTGCACGAACTGTAAGAGTCCAAGCAGATGCCGCTGTAGAAGTTTCCAACGTCGTGGCCTTCTCACCACTTGACGTATTAACTGGTGCTGATACAATTGGGGCAGAAACTTCTGCACGATTCCTTCGTTGCACTACAGGTAACATTAATGTATCTCTTACTGCCGTTGGCTAATATATGGCTGAAGCAGCTGTAGCAACTACAACTTTAGAGCAAGATAAGCATACTGCGAGTCAGAGAAATATTAATCGAGTATGGGAATACACTCAATCCTTTTTAGCGATCTCTGTTATTGTTGTAGTCTTAGGTGTCAATGCTTCTGTTGCGATTTACGGTAAATCTGTTTCGGAGATTTCTTCTTCAGCTCTAATGCAGCTTAATGTTCTAGGAGCACTTGTTGTAGGATTCTATTTCGGGCGAACTAACCATCAACGTGTCGGTGGAGTAGATGTAGGCCGCTGATTGATACTACAATGGAGATGCTCATTCCAGGCCGTGGATTTTTACACGGTGCTACTAAGAATATTACTAGTGCTCAATTAAAAGCATTAGGCACAGTGCCTGCTATAATTGCTCCAGCACAGGGACCGAATTTATTAGCTATTCCAGTTCAGGCTGATTTGCTTTATCATTTTGGAACTATTGCTTACGCTAACTTAGCTGCTACTAATGAAGCACATGATTTAGCACTTACTATTGGAGGTATTGCCGTAACTCATTGGATGAGTTCACGATTAACAATGCTACAACTCAATGACCGTGCAACATTCATGTATCCTAATGATGCTACAGATGCAAATGGATTACCTGATACTGGTAGCAATTTTCTTCCTAATGAATCTATTCAATTATGGAATTGGTCAGGTAGTAATTATACAAATGGTAATGGGACTCTTACCATATCAATTCTTTATAAGATTCTCAACGTTCTTACTGGGCAATACAAATAATGGCAACTAAACCGTTAGAATTTAATACAGGTCAAAACGGTTTCTGCGTTGCTAGGCCGGGTGGAAAGTATGCAGTTCTATTTAACGGTTTACACATTAAGACTGAATCTAATATAATTCCTAGACCAAATAATAATCAGGATGTAATCTGGTTAGATATGTCAGCTAACGGTAAGATAGCTGGCACTAGTCAACAGGTAGCTAATCTAGCATGGGAATGGGATGGCACTTGGAAATCAAAGTCATGCTATTCAGTTCCCCGTTGCTGCATTTATAAACCTGATAATTCTCTTGTCGTAGTTACTAATGCTGAACAAACAGGCTCATTAGGATACATTCAAGTTAATGATGCAGGACAACTAGTTAAAACTATTGACCATTTCCATGACCCTGTCACTGGTATATACGAATATATCATTAGGGGAAACGTAACAGTGGGTCACGGTGGTAAATCTTCATTAGGTGAGAATCCTCTTATCTGTATCGTTGATGGAATTGTTAGACTACTCGAAAGAGGTAATTGCCTAGCCAGTAAATTCTATCGTGATGGTGAGAATTGTGCTATTGCTTGGATTAATGGTAGTCTAAGTAAAGTATGGTTTACTACCGTAGCAGAGTTGAAAACATTTCCTGTTTATAATCCCAATCCTGAACCTGAACCACCGGAGCCTCCTGTGCCCAATCCTAATCCAAACGGTTTAGAAATCGTTAAACGTAATCGTGTAAAGTATAATGATTTAGGTGCTGGTCCTAAGCGAGCATGGACAGTAACTAATGCATCTGCATGGGATATGCGGAATGACGGTGCTGGAATGTTCTTCAAAGATTCTGGCACAGAGTATAACGATAGAAATATCAACTGTATCTTGTTTAAGCATCGGCCCGGAGTTGACCCTTCTGGTAAGGGTGAGATGTATGATGTATTACGCGATGCCGAAGGCATAGCCGAACCACGATGGGGTAGAACTAATCCATCAGGTTATGGTGATATTACTAAATGGCGTGCGCCTGTAGAACCTGAATCTAGTCAACCACCTAATCCTATTCCGACTAATCCTGATAGGGACATGTTGATTCATATTCGGGATGAGATTAACGAGTTCCTAGGTGAAACGTAATGAATCTAGGTAGGATAGAATGGAAGCCTAACCCGAAACAGGCTATCTTTCTAGCCTTACCTTATACTATTAAGGAAGCATTTTATGGGGGCGGTGCGGGTTCTGGTAAATCAGACGTTCTTCTTATATATCCACTTGCACATGGATGGTATAAGAATCCGAGATTCAAGCAGGTATTTCAACGCAGAACACATCCTGAATTAAAGCGGGAAATAGTCCCACGTTCTAAGGAAATATACAGTAAGTTCGGGGCCACGTATAATAACACCGATATGGCATGGACCTTCCCTAGAGAGGACCAAATGGGAGGCCGTGGCTTAGGTAATATGGGGGCGATGATTTTTCTAGGTCATTGTGAGAATGAAGATGATGTTCACAAATATGACTCCATGGAAATCTCGCTTTATACGCCTGATGAGCTTACTTCTTATACTGAATACATTTATACTTATATTGGCTTTCAGAGAACTCGTTCTCCTAAAGATAGTGGCTTACCAAGTCTTATCCGCGGTGCTGGTATGCCAGGAGGTATTGGTCATACTTTTGTTAAGAAGCGTTTTATTGACCCGTATCCCGCCGGAAGTAAGATTATCGTCGGGCGCGGAGGCAACAAACGTATATACATCCACTCTACATATGAGGATAACAAAGACCACATTGACCCAACGTATGCTCAGACTTTAGAAGGATTAGGTGAAGCTGAGAAGCGTGCTAAGAAGTTTGGAGATTGGTCAGCATATCTTGGTCAAGTATTTGATGAGTTTCGTGATAGGCATTATATCGATGAACCAGAGAATGCATTGCACGTCGTCGAACCCTTTGATATTCCCAAATGGTGGCCGCGTATTGTTATCGGAGATTGGGGATACGCCGCCCAGACATACGTTGCTTATGGAGCTATCTCTCCTACTAAAAGAGTATACGTATATCGAGAACAATCTTTCATCAGAACCAAAATCGAGGAATGGGCACCCTTCGTCAAAGAATACATAGACAAGGAAAACCCGCGTATCGTTAAGTTCTGCAAGTCAGCAGGACAGGACCGCGGTCAAGAACATACAGTTCAGGAACAGATATCAACGGCGTTGGATACACAGGTTGAACTGACATCTAATTTAGCTGGTAGTCGTATCGCGGGTAAGGCACTATTACATGAATACTTGAGATGGAAGCAAAAGTATATTCCTACGCAGGACATACCATCCTACAGCGAGGAATATGCGATGTGGGTAATGCGAAACAAGGGTATGCCTGCTTACCAAGCATATCTTAGATTATTTGACCCCCCAGAGGAAGAAACGAATTTACCGAAGTTACAGATATTCAATAATTGTAAACTTCTCATAGATGCTATTAAGGCTTGCTCTTATGATAAACCAAAAGAAGGTAAGGTTGCCGAGGATGTTGCAGAATTTAGCGGCGATGACCCTTACGATACTATCCGTTATCTATGCGATACGGCAGACCGTTTCTTCGATGAGTCAGAAAGTGAATTCGTTAAGATAAAGCGTCAAGAGGAACTTATACAGCGCCTCGCGGCGACAAACGATTGGACAGCATTCTATCACGGTAATCGAGTGTTAGAGAACGAGAATAAGATTAAGTCGGTTCCTCGTTTCCATAGGATGAGTCAATGATTAAACTTCTAATTCGTCTCGTCATTGTCATCGTCGTGGTCTATTGTATTAAATTATTGCTACCATTATTGGGCCTACCAGAACCCTTTGATACAGTAGCGTTAATTATTCTCGCTCTGGTAGGCTTTCTGTATATTATTGACTATCCTAACACAGAATTACCAAAGCTACCATAATGCCTATCAAGAGTGCTAAACAATTCAGACTTATGCAAGCTGCTGCACATGGCGGTGCGGGTAAAGGTGGGCCTTCACCAGCAGTTGCAAAGGAATTTCTGTCTAAAACGCCTCATAAGGAGAAATCTATCTTTGCTAAGAAAGGTAAGAAATAATGTGGACTAACTTTCGTAATTGGTTGCATCACCTTCTCGACCCGCATTGCGGAGCATGTGCTGTTCTAACTGATGAAATGTTACGCTGTAAGTCATGCGAAACATTAAGAGAACAGTTAGACCTCTCAAATAGAGAGAAGATGAAGTTCCTCGATGCTATAATGGAATTGACTCATAAAGAGGAAATTCAGATTGGTGTAGGACCGGGGAAGGATTTCCAACCTATTAATAAGAGAATTCCTTGGCATAGAGAACGCCAGCGATTAGAGGAAGAATCAAGACAAGAAGCTGAAAGATTACGAAGGCAAAAGGAAATAGAAAATACAATGCACGATGTAGAGAAATTAGAGGATTTAGTGTTAGATGACGAAGGTGCATAATATGAAACAATTTGGTGGTTTCTCAGGTGGTGGCCTTGGTGTAGGTAATCCTTCCGGTGGCAGTGCTACAGGTAGCGGAGTCCCTCGTAGCGTTCCTGGTGGTGAGCGACCAATGCCGAGGCCATCTTTACCGAATAGAATTCCTTTCGGTGGAGGTCAAACTAGTCAACCGGGTAATAGTGCATTTGGACATGCACAAGGTAATCAGAATACAGGATTTATGCCTCCCGGTTTACAACAAGGTGGTTTCCAGCCTAGTCCTATGTTTCAGCGTCCTATGGGACAAGGTATGATGATGCCACAGCAAGGTATGCAACAACCTCAAATGCCTATGGGAATGTCACCACAATTATTGCAAATGATTCTCGCGCAAATGGGACAATCACGTGGCGGATTCTAACGAAAAAGAAGAAGTCTCTGAAGAAATTCAGGGCTATCTAAAAGAGATTTGTGACCATTTTGAGTTAGAGGATAGGTCTGTCCGCGAAAGGCAAATTCGTAATTGGAGAAAGCTCAAGTTACATTGGGAAGGTTACTCACGCTTATATTACGATTCAGTAGCACATGATTGGAGAATTTGGGACCAACAGCAACAGGGTGGACAAGATAATTATCAGAATTATTACGATAAGCCGATTAACATTTTTCGTGCTCTATTAGAGTCTATCATCGCGGCATTATCAGTAACCGTTCCACCTATCAAATGCTACCCCGATGATGCTGATAATGACCTCGACATAACGACGGCTAAGGGTGGAGATAAAATTGCAGCACTAATTTTCCGTCATAATGACGCGCCTCTACTTTGGGTTCATGCACTTTTCACAATGGTAACAGAGGGTATGGTAGCTTGCTATTCATATCCTAAGTCAGACCCTGCTTATGGAACTTATGAGGTTAAAGAGGAACAAGAATATGAAGAAATGCACCAAATTGGAATTTGTCCAAATTGTGGAACTGAAGTAAGTGATGATATTGTAGATGAATCAACTAATCAAGTCAAGGACCAATTCGGTCCTGATGATAATGATGCTCCTTTACAGAATCTAGTAATCAATGATAATGCACAAGTTTGCCCTAATTGTATGCAAATGATTGACCCTAATTTAGAAAATAGACCGTTAATTGCAACACGAATCGTCGGTGTAACACAGGAACCAAAAACTAGAGTTTGTCTTGAAGTATACGGTGGTTTATACGTTAAAGTTCCTGTATACGCGAGAAATCAGTCCGATGTTCACATTTTAGAATATTTATATGAGACGAATATCGTCAATGTTCTTGAACGATATCCTCATCTATATGATAAATTCGATAACAATCCCGACAAATTTAAGGCTGCTGCAGGAGCATACAATACTTTTGAACAATGGGCTAGGTTATCTCCCCAGTATCAAAATGAAATACCACGAGATACTATCACCGTTCGTAATTTTTGGCTCAGACCATGTGCCTATAATCAATTATCGAAAGATAAGAGTGATAAGTTAAAGAAAGAATTTCCTAATGGCTGTAAAGTAGTATTTGTTAATGATTGTTTTGCCGATGGAGAAGACGAAGCATTGGACGATTGTTGGACTCTTACTAGCAATCCATTATCTGACTATATTCATTTTGAACCTGATGGTCAACTTGCTGTTTCTACGCAAGAAATTACTAACGATATTATTTCGTTTACGATACAGACTATTGAGCAGGGTATTGGACAGACTTTCGCGGACCAATCAGTATTAAATTTCGATCAATATGCTCAAAGAGAGGCATTACCAGGTGCAATTAATCCTGTTAAGGTGCCTTCTGGAAGAAGTATCAATGATTTCTTCCATGAAATGAAAACTGCGGCTCTTTCAGGAGAGGTTTTACCTTTTACAGAGCGTGTTAATCAGTTAGGACAGCTATCTACAGGTGCATTACCATCGTTATTCGGTGGTCAGATGACGGAAAGTAAGACTGCATCTGAATATAGCATGAGTCGGAATCAGGCAAGTCAGAGATTACAAATTAAATGGAAGATGATTACCTTTTGGTGGAAGAATATCTTTGGAAAGGTAATTCCTATCTACATTAAGGAAGTTCAAGCTGATGAACGAGATGTAGAGCGGGACGAATCGGGTAATTTCGTGAACGTATTCGTTCGTAAGGCTGAACTTTCAGGTAAAATTGGTAGAATTGAATTAGAAGCGAATGAAAATATCCCACTTACGTGGAATCAGCGTAAAGACGTGGTAATGGAGCTTCTAAAGTTAGGAAATGAAGATATTCTAGCTCAATTGGGACATCCTGATAACTTACCGATATTACGAGAAGCCATCGGCCTTGAGAACTTCTTTGTTCCGGGTGAAGATGAACGCGAGGCGGAGTTAGAGGAAATTAAATTACTCGTTAATGCTGAGCCTATTGTAGTGCCCCCTATGATTGACCCTATGATGGCACAGCAAATGATGGCATCAGGCCAACCTATACCTCCTGAAATGCAACAGGCTATGCAACCTCAGGAAATGCCATCTATCGAGATTAATGCAGATATAGATAATAATGCATTACGATTCGAGGTAGATAGAAAGTGGTTAGTTTCAGAGGCAGGTAGGCAAGCTAAGACAGAAAAGCCAGAAGGTTATAAGAACGTCCTATTACATGCATTGCAGCATAAGCAAGCTGATATGATGATGCAAATGCAGGCTGCTATGGCGCAAGGAGCCGCGCCTAGCGAAAAGCCCGGAGAAAATACCGAGACTCCCATAACACAAGAGAGTGACGTCAATGCCGCTAATTGATACCGTTGAACAGGCTACTAATGTTTTATCAGAATCTGACGTTTTAGATAAGTTAAACGAGCCTGATGATAAGTCTGAAACTACAGATGAAATTAAGATTCCTGTAGATGAGCCTGTTGAGACTGAAACGGAAGAAGAAACAGAAGATGAGGATGAAGGTAAAATCGATATAGATGAGGACGAGGATGAGGAACCTGAGGATAGCTACGTTTCACCTGTTCCTCGTAAGGCTATTCTAGCTAAGTATCCAAATATTTTTAAGGAATTTCCTTATCTCGAAACGGCATATTATCGTAGTCAGAAGTTTACCGAGGTATTCCCAACTATCGATGATGCGAAGGAAGCATTAGAAGCTTCTACTACTTTAAGGAATTTTGAACAAGACATTATGACAGGTTCTGTCAAGGGTGTCTTAAAGAGTGTTAAGGAGAATAGTCCTGATACATTTAATAAGTTAGTTGATAACTATCTTCAGGACTTATTTAATGCTGATGCTACAGCATATCATCATGTTACTGGTAATCTAGTTCGCACCTTAGCTGCTAACATGGTTAGGGAAGCTAATACCTCTGGTAATGATGCATTAAAAGCTGCGGCGGTTCTCGTAAATCAGTTCATGTTTGGAGAGAGTAATTTTAAGCCTCCTACGAATCTATCTAAGGAAGAACCTAAGAGTGGTAAAGAAGATGAACTAAAACAGAAAGAAATGGAATTCAATCAGAGGCAGTATAACACTGCACTGACGAATGTCCAAGATAAGATTCAGAATCGCCTGAAAACAGCTATCGATGATAATATTGATAAGTCAGGCGCGATGTCTAGTTATGAGAAGAAGAATGCTAGTCGAGATTGTCTCGAAAAGGTGCATGATTCTATCAAACAGGACAAGTCATTTCAGGGTTATTTAGATAGGCTTTGGAGGGATGCTTTTAATAAGAATTTCTCCGAGGATAGCTTAGGAGCTATTCGTAAAGCCTATATTAGTAAAGCTCAGGGCCTGTTGCCTTCGGCCATAAAGAAGGCACGTCAGGAAGCATTAGGAACTACAAGTAAGCGAGTTAAGGAAGGTGAGAAATCACCTAACAAGACTCCAATTAGACCAGGGAGAACGGCTGGCTCCTCAAAACCAAGCCCTATAAAGGCATTGCCGAAAGGCATGTCAATGATGGATTATCTAACTTCCGACTAGGAGTAAGATGGCCTCGAATTCCACTAGGAGCATTACAATCACCTCGTCAGGGGATTACCAGTTTAATCAGGCATTCTCTGCCGACGCTAATAGTAATAGTCCTAGTCAGTCGGATTTGGTTTCTTGGGCTAGTGGATTTAATCTTATTACGCCACCAGCCGGAGGTTCTACTCCTAAAGCAGTCACAATTATTCCCCCTGCGGGTAACACTGTTACCATAACATTAAAGGGAATAACTGGTGATACGGGAGTATTACTACATCCTACTGACCCTACTACTATTGCATTGGGTTCACCAAGCGCCACGTTTGGTATCACTACAAGTGCTATCTTAGCTGGCGTAAGGTTAATTTGGACATAGGATAAAAAACATGGCAGTTGTTGATAGTCAGGTAATCGGAACAGAACTCGAAAAAGTTCTCGATAAAGTCGAGGTCTTATACGAGTTTGATGACAAGTTCTATTCGAATATCAAGAAGCGTAATGTCGAGGTTATCTCAAATCGACAGATGCGTATTCCCTTAGAACTACGTCCCGGTGGCAGTTTCCAGTATTTTAATGCCAACGGTGGTGATTTAGGTCGTGGTGGTGGTCCTACTTGGGATAAGGCTGTTCTTTCTAGTGTCTTTATCTCAGAAAATATCGAGTATACAAAACTCGTAGAATGGGGCACCAATAGCGACCGTAAGGCTGTTATTAATGCAGTTCGTCAGTTAACGGCGAAGTCCTTTATGGAAATTCGTCGTCAGATTGATGCACAGTTAATGCAGCCCGGAACAGGTGTATTAGGCACAGTTACAACTGATACACCTGCTGGTGGTTCTAATGTAATCACTCTGACTACAGATGGCTTTGGTGCTCGTTTGATGCGCTTTGGTCAGACTGTGCAGATTTTTGATGCTACGTTAGCAACCCTTCGTGGTGCTGGAACCATTACACAGTGGGATGTTGCGAATAAGACTATTAGCATCTTCCCGCAGATTCCCGGTGTCATCGCTACTGACTTAATTGTTGTCAACGGTATCACTGCACCGGCGTCACTTCCTGCGCTGTATGGTATTCCTTACCATCACAGTAATGCAACAACGGGAACATGGTTAGGATTCTCGCGTGCTAACACGCCTGAAATTCGTGCTAACCGTGTGAACGCGGCATCGTCAGGATTCTCATTACCATTCCCCCGGTTAGCTGTCAATTCCATTGGCAATCGCGTTGGTATTGATAATAACTTTAAGCCTGTTGCATGGATGCATCCTGCACAGAAGCAGGCTTATGAGGAGATTGGTCAGTTAGTATCGATTATACAGAAGCAGGCGAAGGACGAATCCCTGAATATGTATTTCGATAACATGCAGATGGCTGGATGCTCAGTTAAGGAACATTTTAACTGGGATATGACGCGAATTGATTTTGTGTCTGATTCTGTATGGGGTCGTGGAGAAATCCTCCCCATCGGTCTTTATAAGACTGACGGAAGAAGCACATTTGAAATTCGTGGTGCATCTGGTGGTGTGGCAACTGCTGACATTTTCTACTTAGTCAACGGTTTCCAGACGTTTGTTAACAATCCCGCAGCTTGTGCATATATTGACAACCTTGCGGTTCCTACTGGATACTAAGGAAAATGTCAGCTACATTAACAGTTACAGGAACTGTCGGTCCTGCAAAAACCTTAACGGCGGCAGTTTTCGCTGATGTTTCCGTATTTACTGTCAATTCTGACTCGAATATGCTTTATTTCGTGCAGAATGGTGTTAATAAGGAAGTCAGCGTTAACGCAGCTACAACTGTTACAGCCACGAAGTCTGGGACGACGTGGACTCTAACGATTAGCTAAGAGTCATCTTAGGATGGATGGAGGATTAAGATGATTCCGGGAACAACTACAAAGCTAAGCGAGGAACTACTTGCTTCAGCAGCGACTATCAATCCTACGAAGGATTTAGTTATTCTTAGTGGAACGACAGCACTTGTCAATATTACCCCCCATTTCGGTGGGGGGTTTAGTGGCATTTTGTTTATCGTTCCTACTAATGCTGCTGGTGTTGCTACTTCAGCGGCTGGTAATATTGCTGTGGTTGTTACTATGCCACAGTTTAGACCTACCATGTTCGTTTATAGCAAATTACAAAACAAGTGGTATCCTGGTCCTATCAGTTAAGGAGAGAGGTAAATGATTGAATCTGATTTCCAACTACTTAGCACTGTGCAGAGTTCAGCACAGCCTAAGCCTGCTACAATTGCGTCTGCCACTACAATTGCTCCAACAGGATTTGTATCCTTTGTAAGTGGAACAGCTGCAATTGTCAATATTACACCGCCCATTCCTGCTGCTCACTTTTTGGTTCTTATTCCAACAGGAGCATTTACGATGACGGCGGCTGGTAACATTGCTTTGCTAATGGCTGCGGCTACTGTAAGTCAACCAGTTTTCTTGGTTTACAGTCCCACCACTGGTAAGTATTATGCAGGTAAGGTAACTTCTGCTTAGGAGAAGTCATGTCAGAAAAGGATGAAAAAGCCGCTGCTGATAAGGCTGCTGCTGTTGAAAAAGTCGCTGATACTCTAGAAAAGAAGGAAACTGCTGAACTAGAGAAGAAGGAAAAAGCTGAAAAAGCTGCTTCTGATGACCTTAGAAAGTCAGTAGAAGAAACAGCAGCTAAACATAAAGCCTTCGTCGAAAAACAAAAAGAGGACAAGGCAAAAGAGGACGAGGAAAAGGCAAAGAAAGCAGCTAAAGAGAAGGAGGGTAAATTATAGACATAATTGGTTAGACACAGCCTTCGCTTGTTGCTTCTCAAGTGGGGTAGGGCTAATAACTCTACCCCACTAATTAAATGATAATAACCGGACGAATTGATAACGCCGTTATAGACCGTCTTAATCGATTACTAATCGATTTTTATGGTATAGGATTCAATGATTTACCATACTTTAGAGTAGTATGGTCCGATGATATGTTTGAGTTAAGAAAGAGAACATCCACAGACGCGGGTGTTCAACTACTTATTCCTAAAATAATGAATTCCCCTAAGTATAAGGGATTTATCGAACATAAATATGTTCTGGAATCGTTGACAATTATCCCAGAATATGCACAAACTGATATGGCATTGCCATATTCTTATGAACCAAAGTTCGTATTTGAAGACAAGGCTGGAAATGCGCTCTATCCGAGATGGGATGCTATGTATCTTATCTTAGAAAGTATTAGAGCAAATATTCAGGGTGCCGGGTTTGGTCAGGTTAAGTATAAAGACCCTACAACCGACCCTGTTACTGGTGCATTAGCTGCAAAAGCGGAGTTAGATAGGGTTCAGCAGGAATTATTCGGAAATGAGTCGGATATTACAGACGCACTTAAATTAAAATCAGGGATTGTAGTCCCCGGACAGGTGTAAAATGCAAGCTATTCATGGTGCCGCTTCTTTTGAATTACTTAATAAGAGGACTATTAGGTCTACTCCTAATCCTCTAGACCGTTGCACGGTTGTTTCTATTTATCCTCGTGAAATTAATGAAATTAAGTGGACGACTCAGCCTAGCACATATACTATTCCACCCGGAACTAAGGAATCTCCTGCTATTCTCGTAGTAGAACCATCGTCGTGGTGGAGAGAATTTGACGTTGACCAGCCTTTAATTGAAGTTGTGAATTCTTCTATTCAGGTTGCTGATTCTATTATTAAAGATTGGTCACAGGGTATTCTCGGTTGTGATATGGGCGATAAGATGCCCGGTTTATTTTACCTTTTGGGCGATGTTAAGGTTGAAGAAGTCAAAACAAAGCATAAGGCTGAATTAGATAAGGCTGAGCGTAAACAGCGTAATTGGTATGCTCTCCTTGTGAAAATAGGCGATTCCTTTTGGTCAAGGTCACAGGGTAATCCAATGCAAGTTCCTGACCTTTGTCGTTTAGCGGCAACTGAATTAGGACAGGGTGATAAACCTTGGTTGAAGGATTCTACTCTTGTTTCCTTAGTTAAGTGCGTAGCATGTGGTCAGCTTAGAAATCCTGAATTCCCACTTTGCCCACATTGTAAGAATGTCGTTGACCAAGAGCTTGCTAAGAAGCTCAATTTGAAGTTCGCTTAAAGGAGGAGATATGTGAAACCAGATAAAGATGAAAAAACATTGAACATTAACCTTAATGTTCATGTAAACGTCGAAGGTAAGGTGTTGGCAAAGTTAGATGACATTTTAGCGAGGTTGGAGAAACCAATGGCAGAATCCCCTGAAGTTGCAGCATTTCGTGCTCGTGTGGAAGTAGCACTAGCAAATGTATCGGCTGATATTCAGCGATTGTTAGCTAATGCTACGGGTCTTAGTCCTGAAGATAGGGCTACTTTAGAGAAGATTGCAACTGATTTGGAAGCAGTAGCATCGGTAGTTCCTGAAAGCTAAAGACAATGCCTTCTCCTAGTGAGATTATTGATTCTGTTGCTTCTTTAATGAACGATACTGCTCAGACTAGGTATACTGATGCAGCAGTATTGCCATATCTTAATATGGCGTTAAGGGACTTACAGGAAATCTTTGAGCAGCACAATATTCCCACTACGAATGCAACGTCTACGAGTATCAATGTTCCTCAAGGAACGGTGTCAGTAGGATTTAGAGTATATCCTGGTCCTACTGACCCTCCTGTTTTGCCAGATGATTTGATTGATATTCAACAATTATGGGAATCGATTGAGGGAGAGAATAACTGGGTTCCAATGAAGCGACTTGAATTTCTTCCTCATTATTTAGAAGATGTTCAGGTTAACCAATTCATTTATTGGGCATTTATCGACCAAGCTATTAAACTACCTGAGGCAAATACTGATATTGACCTGAAATTAGACTACATTAAATCGATGTTTCAGGACATTCAAGAGCCTCAATTACAGATTCAGTTGCCATTTAGGAATGTTCATTCCTATTTGCAGTATAGAACAGCAGCTCTATGCTCAATGTATATTGGAGAGAATGAAACTAGAGCACAAGCTCTCATGGAAGATGCTGAAGTAGCCTTAAATAGAACATTAGGAATTAGCACAAAAGCCAAGCAAGGTATTACTATTCGTCGTCGTCCGTTTAGGCAGAGTTGGAAGATGGGGGCTTGGTTTTAATGGCGCTTCGGGACCATCAACCAATAGTAATTGAAGAATTCGGAGGACTATGGCAACGTGGTGGTGCTGATAGTGTGCCTTTAGACCATTTAATATCTGCTCGTAATGTTACTTTAATTGAATCGGGATTAGAGACTAGACCGGGACTCGATACTTTTATTGCAAAAGAAGATGTTCTAAGAATGTATAATTATAAGACCCAAGAAGTAGAGGGTCTATTAATTTTAACTGTTGATGGTCAGATATTTCACTCTCTTACAGATGGTAGTAATATTACATACGGTCCTATTTTAACCATAATTGGGATGACTGATTTCGGTTATCATTCCTATAATGGCCGGGCCTATATTACTCCTTTTAACACTCTTACTGACCTTCTTGGCAGGGAATATCAATTAGGTTTACCCGGTGAATTCGTATACGTTTATAAAGGAGATGGAACTGCTGCTAGAAAAGCCGCAGGTTTTCCTCCTAGTTTATCATCGGCGCCGCCAGGAAGCAATACGGAGACTTTTAAGGCATTTAATAGTCGATTTGATGGTATTATTACTAAAGGTGTTCACCTCTTAACTGTCCTTGATAATGCGGGTAATAACCTAGTTCCTGTATTTCCGGTAGTTTATGCACCGGGAAATAAGGAAATTGAGTTAACGAATATTCCAACTCCATTAGGAGCAACGAGTCGAACTATTTTAATGACTCATGCTATTGACCCAAAGAATTACGTTCCAGACCAATCTACTTATACTTATTATGAAGCATTAGTGCTTGCAGATAATACTACAACTACAGCTAAACTTTCTATTAGAGATGCTAATTTAACTGTAGTAACAGCTACGGGTGTTCCTCCTATTACTGCGGCATTACAGGCTGAAATTGATGATTCTCTTGGTTTTGCTGATATTGGCTTTCATCTTATTGCGGTAGTTTATGAAACAGACACGGGCTATAGGACTGCTCTTGGGCCTGAAAATTTTGCTAGCATTAATGTGGTTGATATTACTAAAGCGATACGGGTTTTTAATATTCCTGTTTCTCCTGATAGCTTTGTAGTTAAAAGGCATCTAGTAGCGACTCGTGCTATTGCGAATTATAATGGCGACCAACGTGGTTATCAGTTCTATTTCATTCCTGAAGGCACGTTAGAGGACAATGTTACTACTGAATTGGTAGTTTCCTTCTATGATTTGGATTTATTAGAGGATGCCTCGCATTTAATCGATAACTTCTCAGAAATACCTGCTGGAGTGTTTCTGAATACTTATAAGTCAAGGATGGTTCTCGGTGCTACTTATGATGATTCTTCATTATTACGATTCTCGGCGCCGGGTGAACCTGAAGCGATTGACCAAGTAGATGGTAATGTTATTGTTCCTTTAGATGGTAAGGCTTTAACGAATTTTCAAGAATTTAGAGATGTTGGATACGCTACTAAACAAACGATGACTTATGCAGTCATTGATAACGGTTTAGAACCATCAGAATGGCCTGCTCCACAACCTATTGACCAAGGTATTGGTGCTTCTGTTCATGGTATTTGTAAGGTTCTAGATTCTGATGGTGTGAACATCGATTTCTTGCTCATGGCAGATTATTCGGGTTTAATGATATTTAATGGAGCCTATAGTAGACCAGAATTAACCTATAAGATTATTGATTTGTGGTTTGGAATGGACCGCGATGTCTTTTCTGAACTTCAAATTATGAATAATTCGTTAGACCAATTAATTTTCATTTCATTACCCGATATCATTGTCACATCCAATGGGGTAGATTATACTAATGTAATGCTAGTTGCAAATTATCGATGGGGTATGGACCCTAAGAATATTAAATGGGCCATTTGGACTTTTGATGTTCGGCCTAAGAGTATTGCAATTGTTCAAACGAACGTGTTGGTGATTGGAAATTAATGCCTCCGCCGCCTAGTTATATTGATATTACATCCTTACCATTTGTAAGGACAGTAACTCAGGCTGAGTTCAATGGTGGAACTTTCGGCGGCGTTGCTAATCAGGTTTGGTTTCGCTATGTAGCTTCGGTTAATATCGGCCTTGGTAATTATACTGATTCAGGTGGGACATTTACTCCTCGTGTTACACTTTATGAATCTGATGGCACAACTCAAATTAATGAATTTAATACATCATATGGATGGTGGGCATATTTATTAGCTGATACTTATTATATTAAAGTTACTCGTTCAGCAGGGGGAGCTAGTAACTTCGATTTTACTTGCACATTTAATGGAGCTGATGTAATCACGTCGCCTGATATTGGCGACTTAATGATTAATGATGATACACAAGTTGCTTCAAGTTATCCAACTAGATTTGTTCCAGCTACTATTTGGTCTATCGATGGAACTTTCAAGGGTATAGCACCTAATGTTCCAGCGGGTGAGACTGGTGATGCTCTACCAAATGGTCAATCTTTATGGCAAGATAGATTTGGTCAGCATGGTTCTGCTAATTCACTTGCACAAATTGATGCTGATTTAAGCACAGGCGTTACTAATATTAATGGATTTCCAGTCTTTGGTCAATTTGCAATAGTCGCTAATAATGGAACTAACTTTTACGTTCTAAATAGAGCAACAGATAATAAAATTTATGTATATGATAGTGCTGGAAATTTCGTTAGTCAACCTGCTAACTTAAATATTGCATGGACAATATCAGCTATTGGTGTTAGTAATAATGGTTCGATTCTCTATTATGCTCGTGGAAATAATACAGCTGTTATCGGTAGACATGATTTAACTACTAATTTACCATTATCAGATTTATATACAATTCCCGGATTTTCAGTTGGAAGTGATTATATTGCACTATCTTCACTGAACTTAAATCCGGGTGAAATTCTAGTTCTTAGTGATGACACTATCGTAACTTGGTATCTTGATGCTTCTACAGGTGATTCGCATTTACTTCACATTAGTGCTGCGGGAGCACTAATAAACGAATATACGTTTGGTCCTGAGCAGATTAATCACATCTCTTATGCACCTAATGATACTAGTTTTATCTATGTTTGGTTCTTCACTGATGCTCCTCTTGGTAATAATGGTATATTTGGTAGGATAGAACTATCAACTGGAACTTTATCGCCATCATTCAATAGAACACTGTTTTCAGGGGGCGAGAATCTTAATGTAAGTAATGAAATCTTTGGGCCATCTGCATCTTGCACGATGGTTTGTCTTGGTTACTCTGGAACACCACCACCTGGAACTGGAAATATAACAATTGGCAAGATTGTTGTTCCTTCTACTGATATTACACTTTTTAATTATCTAGCTGGCGGTGGCTTAATTCCTACTACTTTTGCATTAAGCCATGGAGGCAGTCACTCATATATAGGATTAACTCCTGGTTCTGGATATTCTATTGAAGAATTAACTCCTCCAGGTTGGACAGTTTCTGTTTTTGTTAGCAACGGTAGTCCTATTAGTAATTTATTAGTAACCGAGGGTGAAACTACTTTTGTTGTATTTACTAATACATTGGCAAGTCCTACACCTCCTGCAACGGGTTGGGGTGGAATTTATCAGATAGTTCCTGGTAAGAGGAATGATACGATTTGGACAGATGTGGGACTAAATGAAACACTTGATGTTAAGATTCCTAATCCTAAGGCTAGATTAGCTTACGTAGGTGAATAGTATGACTACTCAAGAGAAGATTGATTTTATCTTAACTAAAACACTAACTGAGCAAGAAACACATTCTATTTTTCTTGCCCAAAAAATGCTTAATCAAGGACGTATTAGCCAAACTTTAGAAAGAGCTGTTAACGTAATTTATGATAGGGTGAATGTGTAATGGCTTCCACTGCTAGAGAGGGGATGGTAGCCGGTAATATCTCACATTTTAATGCTGTGAGATTACGGGTAGTTGGTCAAGGTAACTTGAATATGAGTCTATTCTCTTTAGATGATGAACATAGTCAAGTTTTAGCCCCACTTAGTTTAAGTTCAACCACGAGCGTGATTCCTACGAGATTGGCGAATTTTATTGAACAGATGGCTAGTTTGGAACTTGAGACTACAGAGATTAACGATTATTTCAGAATCAGTCGAGTCGTGATTTTTAGTCGAGAAATCTTCTCATCTTATCCGGGTTAATCATGGCGTTTAAGGGTCGTGGTATTCCTGAAGTCGATTTTGCGGATTTATTAGTAACTCTACTTAAATCCAAAGCTAGAAGTGCAGATTATCCGCTTTTTCAGACGATAGAGCAGTTAATTAAGAAAAGTCAGCAATCTAGGGCACAGATTAATTCGATTCTTAACTCATTTATTGGTAACATTAGAATCACCGATGACACCGATTTATCAGCTATTTTAACATTAATTGCTAACATTAATAATATTCTTACTAATGCTACATTTTGGACTGAAAATGACGAATCTCTACTCTTAGCTGCTAGTCGTATGGCAGTTGCAGGAGTAGGAATGTCATTTGATTATTCAGTTCCGAATATAGTTACTCTTAATGCAACAACTGGTGCGGGTTCAGTCTATTATACGCCATTAACTGATGGTAATGTTGACGAAACAGACTTAATCTTCTCTCTTGGCTCTTGCATTATGGTAGCGGTGCCTATCTAATGCCTCTAAATCCACCGCAGGGTTATCGTAAAACTGAGTTTACTCAGAGGTCTGGTTTAGCTGCTGATAAACCTGCTGCCAGTGATGTATTAGTTGGAACTTACTATTATTCTACTGATACAGGAACTTTTGAACAGTCTAATGGAGTTGTTTGGACTTCAATTAGCACTGGCGGTGTAGGAAGTCCCGGTCCTATGGGGCCGATGGGATATCCCGGTATTGATGGTGTTGATGGTCAAGATGGTTTAGATGGTATTAATGGTGTAGCAGGAGCACAAGGAATACCGGGTTCTAGAGGATTACAAGGTATACCGGGACCACAAGGATTAGATGGAGAAGATGGTGAACCTTCTTATATTCCCGGTCCTCCCGGATTAGCAGGTAGTGCTGGTGCTCGTGGAATACAAGGATTACAAGGTCCACCCGGATTAGATGGTGATGATGGAGATATTGGACCTGATGGTATTCAAGGACCAATAGGACCAAGAGGTAATACTGGACCTGCTGGAAGTTCAGGAACAATAGGACCGCCGGGATTAGATGGTGAAGATGGATTAGATTCATATATTCCCGGTCCTTCAGGAAGTATTGGTCCTGCTGGAGCTGCAGGAAATATAGGACCACAAGGTTCTCCCGGTATACCCGGATTAGATGCAGAAGAACCTGAATATCCATATGTAATACCTGGTCCTCAAGGACAAGCAGGTGCAGCAAGTTCAGGTGGAGTAACATCTACTTATTTGCAATCTTCATTTACGGTAGCAACAGGTAATTGGCGTTTGCAAGTTAAGAGACTACAAATGACAGGTTCTAATAGAGCTACTCTACAGGGAACTGCTCGTTTGAGCATTATAAACTAATGGCTGATATCCTTCTCGATGAACAAAGTTCTCCTTCAGCACCCTCTGCTGGGCAGATGATAATCTATCCAGACAGCGGTAATTCTCAGTGGACACAAAGAAATGATGCAGGATTATTTCTAGGAGATGTAACAGGAGCTATTTCTGCTCAGATAGCTTCTCACTCTGCTGATACTTATTATAAAGGATTACTTTTACCTTCATTTTCCATGCAAGCGGGCATGGCATTTGAATGGGATATAGTTGCTACTAAGGGTGCTGGAACTGCTACTCCTGCTTTTAACATTCGTATTGGTGCTGCTGGAACTACTGCTGATACAGCTAGATTAACTATTACTCTTGGTGCTCAGACGGCAGTTGCTGATACTGCATATATCAAAGTTCTAGTAACTTGTAGAAGCGTTGGAGTAGCTGGAGTATTACAAGGTGCAGTTTGGTTGCAACATAACCTTGCAGCTACAGGTTTTGCAACTACACCTGCTGGATTCTCACTCGTTGAAGGAACTTCGGCTGGATTCGATAACACTGCATTAGGTGGTCAGTTTATTGGTTTGTCAGTCAATCCGGGTGCTTCCGGTGCATGGGTAGTTAATCAAGTTCTACAGAAGATTTGGTATTAGGAGACAAAAAGATGCCACGCACAGCAAAGAGATTATATGGACCTGCACTAATTGCAACTGGTCCTNCGACNGTTTACACTGTTCCTGCCTTAACTAAGACTNTTATTAGGCAGATTCACATTTCNAATCCATCTGGTTCCGCTGTTACGTTTACACTATCAGTCGGNGCCGATGCTGCTGCTACTAGATTATGGCAGACATATAGTATTCCAGCCGCCGCTGCTGGTGTAACTGATTCTGTTCGAGATAATTTCATGTATCTCGTAATGGATGCTGCTGAGATTCTTACACTTTCTGCTGGAACGAATAACATCCTGAATATCACAGTTACTGGTGATGAAATCACCCTTGGTTAATCATGGCCGGACGATTACAGGATGCTTGGCAGCGCGGCACTAGAGCAGCACAACCCCTAGCTACTAGTGTCGCTGCTGGAACTGTTTATTATGTAGAAGATGAATTTGTTACAGAAAGAGCTAGTGATGGCCCCTTAGGATTAGGTGTTACATGGGAAGATGTTTCAGATGGTATTGGACCTGTAGGTCCGCCTGTTAATGCTCAAACATCATTCTTAGTCTCAGGTGGTATTATCGCTTGGGTAGAGAATTATGATTTTACGGTATCAGCGGCAGAGTATTTTATTGAGAGTATNGNNNNTNCCAGCCCTCAATCAGATATTACTTTAGACCCCGCAGAT